GGACGATCTGAACATAGCCGCGAATTTCATCGACGTACTCGGTCCGTACGTTACCACGGTGGGAGGCTATCGAGCGGCGCTCAAAAAAGCCGAAAACGTGCTGGTGGAAGGCGCTCAGGGCTACGGGCTCTCGATGTACCACGGGTTCTACCCCTACACCACCTCGCGCGACGTGAGCCTGTGGCAGATCCTCGCCGACTGCGGTATTCCGCACGATGTGCTCCCATCGCTGTTGGGCGACGTGTCGCTGAACGTAATAGGCACTTGCCGCACTTACCCGATCCGTGTAGCTAACCGGTTCGACACTCACGGGACGCAAGTCGGGTACTCCGGCCCCTGTTACGACGACCAGATGGAGATCTCGTTCGAGGAAATCGGGCAGAAGACGGAGCTGACCACCGTCACCAAGCTCCCACGTCGGATTTTCACATTCAGCCGCAAGCAGATCGAAGAGGCGATTGAGTACAACGGGGCACGCGAGATCTTCCTGAATTTCGTCAATTACTGCCGGACCGAGGAGGAGGTGCAGAGCATCATCGAATCGATCGAGAGCACGCAAGACACGGTGGTGCGATGGATAGGACTGGGGCCAGCGTATAAAGATGTATACTTGGTACCGCAATACGGTCGACTGGCGCGAATTGCGCGAATTCTTGAACTTTGGAGAGCTTATGCTACAAATAGAATCAACAGTGCACACGGATGATGCCAACGAGCTCCCGTGGGCGATCCATCCCGAGCGGGCGGCAGAAATCGTCGACGCGCAAGGCGCTGTAATTGCGTCTTTCGAAGTCCGTCACCACCTCCGGGGTGTCATGGGGAACTGCGACAAAAACGCCGACCTCACTGTTCGGGCAGTCAACGCCTACAAGAAGCGGGGGGGTGCCGACATTCGGCAGTTGCAGGAGCGTATTACCGACTGGGCTGACGCGAACTTTCCGGCACGTACCACTGCGGACATCCTGCTCAAGCTTTACGAGGAGGTGGGCGAGTATGCTCGTAATCCGAAAGCCGCGCTCGAAATGGGCGATATCATGATTCTATTGCTCGACGTCGCGCACAAAAATGGTATAGACGTGCATAGGGCGGTGGAAGAGAAGATGGATATCAACGAAAAGCGCAGTTGGCAAGTGGACTCTAACACAAGGATTATGCGTCATGTCCAAGAGAAATGAAACGTTCGATCGCTGGTATGACCAGACCTTCGGCAGTGTGCTCGGGTCCGAAGACAACGACAACCGGGAAGCGGTGAAGAAGATCTGGAATGGAGCGCTGGAGCACGTGGCTCGGCAGTACGAATTCCAGCTCTTCGACGAACTGACCGGGGACCAGATAGCGGACCAGATCCGTAGATTGCAAGCGGTGAAGACATGACTAAAAACGAAGCACTAAAGTTGGCGTTGGAGGCGTTGGAATTGGCTTTGCGTTTTCATGGTGTAACGCTTTTATCCGACCCGCCAAAAGACGCATGGAAATATCACGGAGTTGAGGCCAATGCAAATAAAGCCATCACCGCCATCAAGCAAGCTTTGGCACAGCCAGAGAAGATTGCTTGCACGCACGAATGGATTGACGACACCCGGACTAAACCAGCGTGGCGCTGCGTGAAATGCGGCGAGGAATACAAAAAGGAGAAGAACACATGAGCTTATCGATTCACGAACAACTCCGTGCGTGCCACGTCCGGCGCTGGCACATCGTGCAGACATCGCGCGAGCAGACGCTGGCCGAGCACTCTTTCGCAGTCGCGGTAATCGCCGGGTCCCTCGCTGCGGCCATGCGCTGGAGGGAACTGCTGCACGACTCGGGCAAATTGAAGCTGCTGCAATGGTCGCTGGCGCACGACATTATCGAGGTACGTACCGGGGATATGCCGACGCCGTTCAAGCGCGAACTCGAAGCGGTAGGGGGTAAGGGCATCGTGGAAAAAGCCGAGGACCGGGTGGACCCCGAGACCATGGGGGCTTACCGGCTGGTGCGGGGCACCGATATAGAAACGATAGTCAAGCTCGCGGACCAGATCGAGGCGATCTTCTTCTTGCAGGACAACGGAGTGGGGGCACATGCCAAGCAGGTGCTCGACGGTCTTCGGGCGCATTTGTCCGAGGCTGTGCGTGAAGCCGAGCGTGCGCATCCGACGCTCAATGTCCGCGAAGCGGTGCGCCGCGTCTGCAACGATATAGGCATTACAGGGGGGTGGCTATGAACTGCATCAAGTGCGGCGAAGACACCCGGGTAGCGACCACGTACCAGAACGTCAACGGCGTCACCCGTCGTCGTCGAATCTGCAATTTCTGCGATTTCCGATTCACTACCCGGGAAAAGGCTGACGAGCGCGACGTCGAACGCGCCGAGATAGCCGAGGGGGAGAAGGAGGGGATTGACGAATTATCGCAGGCGTGGTATAATCCATCCCCCACCGATAAACCATAGAGGACATAGATGACAGCCAACACCCCCGTATTCTACCACCCAGCGCAAGAGGTCTCCTACGACTTCATCTCGGTGAGCAAGATCCCCGAATTCATTCGCCAGTCGGTCGATTTGGGCGCAGCGTGCTCCGACTTCGAACCCTACAGCGCGGCCGACTTCGAGGAAGCGCACGATCGGGCGTACGTCCGGGGAGTGTTGGAAGGCACCGCCTCCAACGGATTCGGCACGATCGACCCGGAGCTGACCAATTCGCTCCTGTACTCAAATGCGGGCCACTGGGCGGCAGCGCGACATGTGCTCCAGCACGGCGGTGTAGCGTGCTCCGCGACGCAGGGATTTCACCATGCGCACTTCGGCGACGGCTACGGGTACTGCACGTTCAACGGGCTGGTGATCACTGCGGCCAAAGCGCTGCGCAACGGCGTACAGCGCGTGCTAATCATTGACGGGGACGGGCACTACGGGGACGGAACCGAGGACGTGCTGGACCGTACGATGCTGCGGGACCGCGTTATGCACATCACTCGGCCCGATATAGGACGGATTATCCATTCGCATTGGAACACCGCGATGTGGCGGTCGTTTGCCAAAGACTTGATTCGGAGCGCCAAGCCGGGTATAATACTGTATCAGGCCGGTGCTGACGCTTGGGACCAAGATCCCTACGGTGTCGGGTACCTGTCCAAGGAGGGTCTCGCGGCCCGCGATCGTGGCATCTTCACCGCCGCACGCGACGCCGGGGTCCCATTAGTCTGGAATCTAGCCGGGGGATACGCGGAGCCGATGCAAGACACGATCGATATCCACCTGCAAACGCTGAAAATCAGCGACGAGGTCTACCATGCCACCACCACTGTCCTTTCTTGATATAGCACGCGGGGTGGGAATGGGTCACCGTGCCATTGGCGCTGTTCCCGGTGCTCAGCGCATCCCGCCCGCAATGCGCCAAGCGCAAAAAGGCATGTTACCCGACTCGATTATCCGACAATATAATGATGCTGGGATTTTCGGCAAGACCGAAAAAGGCGAACCGATTCGCGCGACGATGTCATCGAGAGATCAAGACGCGGTGGCGCGTGGATACATGCCACACTCGGGTCGAATTCGGCTGGACCCCGAGAGCAAGGTGCCCAAGGACTTGGACGAGGCGCACGCTCGTGGTGCTTTTCCGAGCATCGAATGGGACGCAACCACAGTGCAACCGGGAAAAGAGCTTCTCGGCTCGGAATTGTTCATGCGCATGCAAAAAGCCGCGCAGGGCGACCCGCAAAATCAGAGCGCATTGGAACGCTTGGCACGCTCCACGATGCCGACTCCGGTAATGACGGAGATCAACGCGATGAACGTTAAGCCTGAAGGGTACAGGATGGACCCGGACTTGATGTGGTGGAAGAACCTGCCCGCGAAGGGTAAAGAGATGTACGCGCTGACTTACGACATGCACCGAGCGCAAGGCCACGGGAATGCGGCCGGGACCTTAACCGACGTAAATAAAGCTCGACGCTTGGGTAACGTAGCGTCACATTCACTCGGCCATGGCGACACCGGATTCATTTCGCCGGTGATGGAAATGGGGTATGACCCCGGAGCGTCCACTCAACTGTTTAACTACGCGGTGACTTCTCCCCAGTCCGAAGCTGAATACTTGCAGAATTTATTCAGGGGCAAAGGGATGGTGCGCAACGACCAGACCGATTCGTTGGTGAAAGAGGCCGAGAGGTTGCAAACGCCGGACTTCGCGACCATGTCGCCGGACGAGATTCTCGGCATGTTGTACTTGCGCGAAGCACAACTAGCCGGAGCCTACGGTCCCCCCGGGATATCCGCCCTCCGGTTCAATCAGGTGCGACCCTACGACAACGCCGGACTCAAGGCAATTGCCGAGCCACACGTACTGGCTAACCAGCACGCGATCGAGGGGGCGATGGGTCCAGCGACTCTTGGCCGACAGGGCACCACCGAGGCGATTGTGCGTGGGCTGATGCAAGGGGTTGAGCCGGAAGTGGTGGTGAAAATGCTACTAGATCAAGCCCCTCCCGGCGGGTTCAAAGGTCGGTACGCAAAGGGAGGGCTAGCGCATGCCGCAATCGACGATTGATATAGACGAGGTGGTGACCGAACGCGGGGAATCGTACGGCGACTACACGATTCAAGCCGAGATAGCCCAAACGCTGAAGGATCTTCTTCGCGAGTGTCGCGGGTGGGACAATTTGGAATACCACCAACGCGAATCGCTCGACATGATCGCGTGCAAGATCTCCCGCATCCTGAACGGCGACCCGAATCACCTCGACTCGTGGGTCGATATAGCCGGGTACGCCACCATCGTAGCAACGCGAATCCCCAAGCCGACGAGGGGGGATTGACGATTTATGCCGCCCGTGTTATAATACAGATTCTGGGTCAGTAAGACGATCCGGGAACATCAACCGATAGACACTATAGAGGACATACAATCATGGCAAAGACAACCACCAAGCCCACCACGATCACCGCCGACATGGTGGACGAACTCGCCAGTGTGCGCGACCAGCTCAAGGCGCTGACCGCTCGCGAGAAGCACCTGAAGGAGATCTTCCGCAAAGGCGGCGCGGCCATCTACCGTGGCGACCAGCACCAGATCGAGATCGTGTTCACCTCGCGCCCCCAACTCGACATGGATGCGGTCCGTGCGAAGCTGACCCCCGCGTGGATCGCCGAGCATACCGGCGAAGTCGAGGTGATGAACATCCGCCAGATGGAGATCGTGAAATGAAGGCGACACCCTACACGACCAAAACGGGCATCCAGATCGGGTGCCGGTACGAACCCCGGCAGAAATACGAGCCGAGCGGCGACATGGAGCTGCTGCAGGTCGCGCTGATCGACCCCAGCTACCGCCCATTGGCCACCACCCTCGTCGACGCATTCCTCTGGTCGCTGAGCGCTGCGGCGCTCGTTCTTTTAATCGTGGTGGTACACTATGCTTGAAGACGACGAAGACGACGGAATCGAGGCCGACACCTGCCCGGTTTGCAACGCGGGAATGCTCGTGCGGTGCTTGCAGTCCAAAACCGATCCCCGGCACGACATTTTCTGGGCCAAATACGGGTACGAGTGCGACCAGTGCGGTCACCAAGGCGCAACTTGGGAAGTACTAGGCGATTAGACGATACTTGACAAGGTATCGCACCAATGTTATAATTCAACCTTCATCAACACATAGAGGACATCACCATGGCTCACGAACTCAATTTCAACGCAGCTGGCAAGGCATCAATGGCGTACGCGGGCGAGACCCCTTGGCACGGCTTGGGTCAAAAGCTCACCCCGGACGCTCCGCTGGACGTTTGGACTCGCGAAGCGGGTCTGGACTGGGAAGTGAAAAAGGGCGCGATCGCCTACGAGGTGCGCGACGAGGAGAATAACCCGGTGCGTATGCAAACCGTCCCCTGCCGCTGGGCACTGTACCGCTCCGACACTGGTGCTCCGCTTTCGGTCATGTCGAGCAATTACCACATCACCCAGCCCCGTGCCGTGATGGAGTTCTTCCGCGACCTGACCGAGGGCGGCGATTTCAAGATGGAAACGGCCGGGGTGCTGCGCAACGGCTCCACCTATTGGGCGTTGGCCAAGGCCGAAGACTCGTTCGACGTGGGCGGTGGCGACGTGGTCCTGCCCTACCTGCTGCTCGCGACGTCTTGCGACGGTTCGATGTCCAACACCGCTCAATTCACCACCACCCGCGTCGTGTGCAACAACACGCTGTCGCTGGCCGTGGCGAACAAGACGGGCCAGATCCGCGTGCCGCACAGCACCCAGTTCAATGCGGCGAAGTTCAAAGCGGAGCTTGGCCTGTGCGCCGACACATGGAGCCAGTTCAAGACGAACGCGAGCACGCTGTCCAAGCGCAAGGTGTCGAAAGAGGAAGCAGCGCGGTATTTCCTCGATGTGTTCTACGGGGAAGAGGCCGAGTCGGTGGACGTGCAAGCCAAGCGTCCAATGATCGAGCTGGTCACCAAGATCTACCTCGATGGCGTCGGCCAACGTGCCCGGACCGCCCAAGGCACCGCGTGGGGACTGCTGAACGCGGTCACCCGATTCGCGGACCACGAGCGCAAAGCCGCTTCGCGCGACACCCGCTTGCAGTCGGCATGGTTCGGCGCTGGCGCACGGTTGAAACGCGATGCATTGACACAGGCGCTCGCGCTGGTATAATCCCCCCTGTGGCTTCTTGCAGTTGCCGCATTTCAGGGGGCTTCGGCCCCCCATTTTTAAAACACATAGAGGTAAATCATGGCTCGAATCGTCTGGTCACTTATAGAGAAAGGCGCGATCTTCGCCCGCATGGAGCAGGTCTTCCGTCACCGTCCCAACGCCTCTCGCAAAGATGCGCTGCGGGAAGCGCAGACTGTGCTCGACGCAAGTCGATGGATCGTAGTCACCGATCAACGCGTGTTCAACTACAAAGACCGAATCGAGGTGGCTCGGCAAAAGGCTCTGCAGGAGTCGAAGAAGACGCCCGAGAAGCCCGTCGAAGCCCCCGCAGCTATCCTAGCCCCACCCCCTGCGCTCGAACGCAAGGAGACCCCCAAGACGAGGTTCGCCGATATACTCGAACTACTACTGGATGTCGTCGCCGAGTCCGTAGCTGCCCGGGTTGCGGACAGAATGTCGACGCAAATGCTAGAAAACGCTCCGCAGATAGTGGTCAATCGCCCGAAGCACGACCCCCGGCCGATCCCGCACCCCACGGGGCAAGCGAAACCGGGCGTGCTCGTGATCGGACTACTGCGGGCGCAAGAGCGCCAGATCGAGGCGTGGGCGGGCGGCCGCTTGGACTTGACCTTCTACGAGTCCGAGGACGCGGTGCACAAGCCCCAGCTGGTGCGGGCGCACACGGTACTAATGACCAAGTTCATTTCGCACACCGTGCAGGACAAATACCGAAAGGCCCCACAGCTGCACTTTTGCAATGGGGGGATGTCGGATTTGGCGAAGATACTTGACAGTATTGCACCACCAGTGTTATAATATAACCTTTTCAACAACACATAGAGGACAGCGCGATGGAAATGACAGCAGCAAAAATCGATATGAACATGGTTATGTTCGGCGTGGCCGATATCGAGCAATGGACCGAGTCGATGACCGAGTCGACCACCTACAAATACGGTGGGGGCCTCATGGTCGCCGCTGGTCTCATGTCGGACGCACAGGAGCTGGTGGCCCACGGCGACACGGAGCGGGCACGCAAGACGCTCAACATCGCCAAGATGGTGCTGTTCCAGATCGCGGACGGCAAGCTCGTGGGCGCGGTGGAGTAAGCGCGATGATCCGCACGATCTCCTACACCGACCTCGCGGCGGTCTTCCGTCGCAAATTCGCCGAGGTCGACCAGTACGGGTGCCAATGCGCACTGCAGGACTGCTACGAGGCACTGCGTTTGCACGAGCACAACCCGGCGTCGGCCGAGTACGTGCGCAAGCTGTGGTGCGAAATCGACGCGATCCGCGACCGACAAATGCGGATCCGCAAGGACGTGCGCGAACTCGAAGCGATGAGGGCCTACCCATGATTATCTCCACCGCGACAATGGACCTCGTCGACGCGATCGCCAACCGCGAGCTGCGCCCGATCCCGTACTCGGGTCGCCAAATGTACGGGGCGGACTGCGTCGCGTGCGTCGTGGACCACGGCTCCGACATGGCGCACCTGCCGAAAGCGGGCGCACTCGTCGACAACATGGGCACCGGGTACGTGGTCTATTGGCCCCGTGCCGAGTGGACCGCCGGTGTGCAAGAGTACGTAGACACCCTTTTCGACCCGTCGGGGGAGGCCGAATGACCCTACCGGCAGTAGGGGTATTGACAAATCTATCCCACCCGTGTTACAATCCAGATTCTGGGTTGATGAAACGATCCAGTGACCACCCCGACCGATCAATAATCTTATAGAGGACACCGAATCATGACTAAAGTAGCAATCATCACCGCCACTCGCCAGCAAGTCGAAATCGTCGCCGTGAACGGCGGTTGGACCACCGTCCAGACCATGGACGCCGACACCCGCGAGTTCAAAGTGCGCAATGGCGCGTTGAGCGGCCACACCACGCTGTCGCCCGTCGTCGCCGAATTGGCCAGCAAAAAGGCCGAGCAAGCCCGCGTCGTGCGCAGCTACAAAGCCGACGGTACCGGCCCGCTGACCGCGATGGTGCAAGCCAAAACCGCGATCGCTAAGGCAGCGGCTCGCGCGAAAATGGACATCAGCGAGCGCAAAAACGGCCGCGTCGACCCGCTGTACCTGCCCCAGTACACGAGCTACGCCATTGAGCTGGCCGACGGCTCCAAGAAGCGTTCGATCGACAAGGGCGACGCCGTGGCGGTAGCTTTGCGCCGCCTGACCCTCGACGCCGTGTACGCGACAGCGTCCAGCGCGACCGGCATCTCCCAAGTCGGCCTCCGCGACCGTTTCGCGCACCTCAACCCCGGCATGCAGCGCATGAACCTCGGCAACATGATCCGCAAAGCACTGAAGGAATCCGCAAATGCTTGATATCAAAAAGGAAGTCCGGGTGCGCCTCCACGGGGCCACCCTCGTCGGCGAAATGCTGCTTGACGGCGAGCGCATCGCGTTCGACGCCCGGATCGACGGCCGCAAGGTGGACGCCGAATTCACGCCCACGAAAGAGGGTCAGCACGTGGACCAGTGGCTCGCATTCCGGGCACTGGACCGCTGGATCGACGAGACCCTCCGGGGGTAACCGGGCCATGCTCACCTGTGCGAAATGCAAATGCGAACGGCTCGCCGAAGGCGGAGTCGAGACCCGCCCCGGCCGTTGGCTCTGCGCCCGGTGCTGGGTTGCGTTCACCCAACGCCGATTAACACCCCAAGGAGCTACCCCGTGGAATTCGAACCCCTGACCGAGCACTCTCCCCGTCCCGTTGGGGACCCCAACTACGTGCCGTGGTGGGCCAAAGGCGAGTACGCGAAAAAGAACGGCACCAAGTACACGACCGAATCGGGCGTGGTGATCGAGGCGGGCTGGGCGAGCGGACGCGTTCCGATGCATCTGCGACGCGCGCCGGTACCAGTGCCCCAACCCACCCGTCCAAGCGCAACGGAGACCCCACGGAAGCCCGCCCGGACCCCTCGCGAACCGGACCGCGCCCAGCAGCTGGTGGCCGAATGCGCCGGAAGGTCCGAACGCGTCGGCCTGTGCAAGCAGTACGGCATCGATCCGGCGATTCTGGACGCGCCGAATAACGGCGTCGCCACCATGCGACTACTCAACGCACTACGAAAGGCACTGGCATGACATGGCGTAAACGCACAATCATGGAGATGGCGCGAGAGGCTGGGTTTGAACAGGTGGGTCACGATTCTTTCCAAGAACTCACTGCTCGTGTTGAAGCATTTGCCGCACTGGTGCGCGGAGACGAGCGCGAGAAGTTCTTGGCGGCACTACGCCAACTGCACGACTCGTACTCACTGGCGAGCGATCCGAGCGCGATCCGAGCAAGGGGCGCACGGAAGCCCACGGAAGGCGCGTAAGAGATGCTAAGCTATTACCATACCGGTACTATATCTTCCAGCGCAAGGAAGACCCCAAGGAACGGCTCGGAGAGGTATCGGAGCGCCCATGCGACTGCCTGAACAACGCCTCTACGACTGGCTCGCCCGCAAGCTGGGCCACTGCTCAATGCTCGAACGCGTCGAAAACGCGGTGAAACGCGACACGCCCGATCTGTACTTCACCACCACCCACGGGCAAGCACTCCGACCCCGAGCGCTGCAGGGGTGGATCGAACTCAAAGCGCTGGACGCCTTCCCGGTCCGCGCCGACACCACCATTAAGCTGCCAAAATGGACCAACGGCCAACGCTACTGGGCACTGCGACACCGCTCGCACGGCGGCTACACGTGGCTCATTGTCCAAGTCGCCCAAGAGGTGTTCGTGTTCAACGCGGCCGAACTGGCGGCGAACGACTGGACACAAACCGAATGGAGATCGTTCGGGCAACGTCTGGACCGCCGTACCTGTAGCACCGAGGACGTACTTGCAGCAATGAGCGAAGTCGTGGTTTAATACGATTGTCGGCGTGCAATGCGCCGTGCCCGCGTCGATCCCCCCGACGCCGGTGGGACGAAAAAAGCAACGTTCCACCGTTCCATCAAGATGGAACAACCAATGGAACGCTCCTCCCATTCGAAAAAAGACCCGGTGTTCCATTGTTACATGCGCACGCGGGGGTACTGCCCTGTCAACGGCATGGTTTAATATATATGGGTATACGGTGGAACGATGGTACACGGGCTGTGTGTCTCGAAAACCGCGTCGGACGGGGCCTGTGAGACAGTGGCGCGTTCCATCACCGTTCCATCATTATGGAACAAACGGGGGTCTTCAGACGTCGAATATTCCTCCACCACCACTTAGGGCTACTCTCTACCCTCCTCGTGTATGCGCATGAAAGCGTTATAACTCGAAGTTATGCTCCGATCAGGCTTTATAACAAAGCTGTAGACAACGCCGCATATTGTGTGCCGCGTGGCATTTGTGGTTTAATTCGCTCCATGGCCTTCAATGACGATCTCAAACTGCTAAAAGACATTGGACCCGAGACGATCGCCGACTACGAGCGTCGCGCTGGAATCTCCGTGCAAACGCTGCTGGACGCTATTGTGCGTGACCGCGTGCGTCATCCGCCCAATCCAGCCAGTCATCTAGCGCATACGAAAGAGTGCAACGACCCAACGCTGACTGCGATTGGTGATCTGGCTTTGCTGGAGGAGACCAAGGCGTACAAAATGCTGACGATCATCGCCGAATTCCGTGATGGTCCGCCCGAGTCGCGTTTTTCGCTCCGCCACGCTTACAATACGGCGGGCATCCACCGGCAAACGCTGATTGGCTGGCGCTTGGACCACAAGATGTTCGACGGCATCATGGACAGCATTCAGGAGGAGATGGTCGACACGATGCGTGCCGAGGCCTACCGCCGCTCTGTCGTGGGACACGACGAACCGATTGTGCACCAAGGTGTCAAAACGGGCGACACCGTGAAGAAATTCAGTGATTCGCTGCTGCAGTTCACCCTCATGGGGTACGACGCGAAATTCCGCTCGAAAGATGTCAACATGAACGTGTCGGGCCAGCTGGACTCGAACATCAATATTGAGGGTCTACGTGATCGCCTTGCCCAACGTCTTGTCTCGCGCTCAAAGGCGGAGTAAAAAGTCCACCATTGTCGATCCGTCGAACTGGAGCGAGTTCGTGGACGAGCTATCGGACCGCGAAGCGCTGGAGCTGTTTTACGATTGGCAAACGTGGGCACGGCCGAACCAGATGATTCCACCGGGCGCCGATTGGACCGTGTGGATGATCCTTGCCGGACGCGGCTGGGGCAAAACGCGGTGCGGTGCCGAATTCGTGCGCTACCACGCTGAAAATAGACTCGCCAGTCGCATTGCGCTGATCGCCGAGGACGCGGGCGACGCCCGGGACGTGATGGTCGAGGGCGAATCGGGCATCTTGGCCATCTCGCATCCACTGTGCAAGCCCACATTCGTCCCATCGAAGCGGCGACTTGAGTGGCCCAACGGCGCGATCGCCACGATCTACTCGGACAACGACCCCGAGACACTGCGCGGACCCCAGCACGATCTGGCGTGGGTGGACGAACTGGCGAAATTCCGCAACGCCGAGGATATGTGGTCCAACTTGATGTTCGGTCTACGACTTGGGCAAAAGCCTCGCGTTTGTGTGACCACGACGCCCAAGCCCATCCCGATCGTCCGGCGTTTGGTCTCCGAGGAGCGCGTCTACGTCACCACGGGCACGACGCACGAGAATTTCAACAACCTCGCCCCGACGTTCCGCGACGAGATCATCTCGCAGTACGAGGGCACACGCATTGGGCGGCAGGAGCTGTACGCCGAGGTGATCGATCCCGAGGACTACGGTATCGTCAAGCGCGACTGGTTCAAGCTGTGGGACGCGAACAAGCCACTGCCCGAATTCATTTACGTGCTCCAGTCCTACGACTGCGCGTACACCGAAAAGACGCAAAACGACCCGACTGCGTGCTCGGTGTGGGGAGTCTTTCGGCCGAACGAGGACAGCGGGCTTTGCGTCATGCTGATCGACTGCTGGGAGGATTTCCTCGCGTACCCGGATCTGCGCCCCAAAATCATCGACGAGTACGGCTCGATCTACGGCGAACCCGGCAAAAAGGTGGACCTCGTGCTCGTGGAGGACAAAGCCTCGGGTATCAGCATTCTGCAGGACCTGCAACGCGCCGGTGTGCCGTGCCGCGCCTACAACCCGGGTCGCGCCGACAAGGTCCAGCGTCTGCATCTGGTCGCCAACATCATCGCCCACGGCCGCGTCTACGTGCCCGAGTCGCTCGTGCACCCGGGCCAGCCGCGTGATTGGGCGGAGCCGCTGGTCAGCCAAGTGTGTTCATTCCCCGAAGCGGACCGGGACGACCTGACCGACACGCTGTCGCAAGCGCTACGACTGCTGAAAGATATGTCGTTCCTGCAAATCGACCCGATCGCCCCGGACACGGACTACGTGGACGACGAATACCGACCAAACCGAGGAAATCCGTATGCCCAGTAGCCCGATCGACGAATTCACAGCCGGGTTGCAACCCGCCGACATTCTCACGCTGTTCGCTGGACTGCGCAACACTATACCGGTGTACGCCGCGCTGGGTGCAACGGGCACGAATGAGGGGCACGACGAGGAGCTGGCCAAACGTCGTGGTCCACCTACAATCGACGCCCCGCGACCCCTCAGCCCGGATGAGGTTAATCGCCGGGCGCAAATGGATTTCGAGGCGCAGTACCCGGACCCGCAATTTCGCCAGATGCTGATCAACGCGATGCTCCGGGAGCGGCGCAACCCGTACAGCACGACGACTGCGACCCGGCGTCGCGATTTCGAGGAAGCGCCGATTACGGCTCGGCACTCGATGCAAGCCGCGCCACGCAAATACGCAAACGGTGGCGCAATCGATTTCTCGGTGCCCGACATGGCCGACGGTGGGGCTTTCATCCCCGACCCCCAGCCGTACGCGGGTGGCGGTAGTGCGAAAAAGACGCTGGACGAAATGGCAGCGGAGATGATGCGCAAGGGCGTGAAGCTCGCCGACAAGCCGGACCTTTCGCGCCGCTCGTTTTTCGGCCTTGGCAAAGGGTCGGATTTCCCGCTGTCCAAGGTGGACACCAAGACGCTGGAGTCGCTGGGCAAAGACGCGCCAGCAATAACCGAGAAATCCGTGACCATCGACCCCGGCAAAGGCGCGGCCAAGTCCACGTTGAAATCGGTGAGCGAAACGCCGCTGTCGAGGCGCGAAGTGCTCAAATCCGCCGCTGGTCAGGTGGCTCGTGGCATGTTGCCCGATCTGGGTGGCGTGGGCGATGTGGCCAAGATGGCCGAATCCGCAATCGACCCAATATCGACAATCGGTACCCCGTCCGGCATGCCCGGTATGATCGCCGCTGGGCTGTCCCACGGTATGAGCGCAGAAGATGTGATCGAAATGATCCTCAAGACTTATGGCCCCAAAGGCGTGACGCCCACGCAAGTCGAGGGTGTAGTCGGTTCGATCAAAGACCCGACTTCGGTCATGTTCGAGGAGCCGGTGGGTGCTGGTCGTGCGATGATGGACATGATCGGCACGGAAGGCTCACCATTGGCAAATCGGGGTGCATTGCGCTACATGCGCAAAGTAGCGCCCGAGAAATACGGCGAATTGCGACAAACGGCCAAGGACGTCGCCGAGTATGGTCACGAGAATTGAGCCGTGTTAAAATCGCATATTAAAGGCTGACTATGGCAACAGATTTCCCGCAACCGCAGACGGAAGTGCCCGCAGGTCCAGAGGACACGCAGGGCATGGTGTTCGACCTCGACCTCGACGACCCATACGCGGAAGTGGAGGAACAGCCGGACGGGTCCGCTATCGTGCGGATGGACGAGTTCAAAGGGCCGATCGAAGACCGGGATTTCTACTCGAATCTGGCCGACGAACTCGACTCGTGGAAGCTGGACAAGTTGGCGATGCACTACCTCGACCTGATCGAGAAGGACAAAGAGGCGCGAAAAGAGCGGGACAAGCAGTACGAAGAAGGCCTCAAGCGCACGGGACTCGGGCACGACGCTCCGGGTGGTGCGCAGTTCCAAGGAGCGAGCAAAGTCGTGCACCCGGTGATGGCTGAGGCGTGTATCGATTTCGAATCGCGTGCCATCAAAGAGCTGTTCCCACCGGACGGGCCAGTGCGGACGAACATTATCGGCGACGCGACCGAAGAGCAGACGAAGCGGGCGGAGCGCAAACGCGACTTCATGAATTGGCAGTTGACGGAGCAGATCGAGGAATTCCGGGACGAGCAGGAGCAGATGCTCACGCAGCTGCCACTAGGCGGATCGCAATTCATGAAGCTGTGGTACGACGACCGCAAGAAGCGACCCTGTGCCGAGTTCGTAGCGATTGACAACATCCTCCTGCCTTTCTCGGCCGGGAATTTCTACACTGCGCAGCGCGTGACTGAGGTGCAGGACATCACCCAGCAGGAATTCGAGTCGCGCATGGCGTCGGGCCTCTACCGCGATGTCTCTTTCACTCGCGCCAGCATGGAGCCGGAGCCGACGTCGCCCGAGAAGGCGAACAACAAAATCGAGGGCAAGCAGTGGAGTGACGACACTGACGGGCTACGCCGGGTGTACCACATCTACGCGTTCATCGCCGAAGAGGACGATCCGGAGTCGAAAGGCGAACTCGCCCCATATGTTCTCATGATCGACGATAACAACACGGAAGTCGTCGGCATGTACCGAAATTGGGAAGAGGGCGACGAGGCGATGACGAAGCTCGACCACATTATCGAGTTCAAGTTCATCCCGTGGCGTGGAGCCTACGCGATTGGTCTCCCGCACCTGATCGGCGGGTTGTCCGCTGCGATCACTGGTGGTCTACGTGCGCTGCTCGACACGGCGCACATCAACAACGCCGCCACGATGCTCAAGATCAAGGGCGCGAAGATCTCCGGCCAGTCCCAGAATATCGAAGTGACGCAAGTGACTGAAATCGAGGGTGCTCCGGGCGTGGACGACATTCGCAAGATCGCGATGCCAATGCCCTTCAACCCACCGAGCGAGGTGTTGTTCAAGCTCGTCGGGTTCCTGACCGACGCTGCAAAAGGTGTGGTAACCACCTCCGAGGAGAAAATCGCGGAGTTGAACGCCAACACGCCGGTCGGAACGACTCAAGCGATGATCGAGCAGGGTTCGAAGGTATTCTCGGCTATTCACGCACGACTGCACGACTCCCAATCGCGTGTTCTGAAGGTACTTCAGCGCATCAACCGCTGGTATCTCGAAGAAATGCGGATGGGCGATGTGGTGCAGGAGCTGGACATCCGGCGCGAGGACTTCAATCGAAACACCGATGTGATACCGGTGAGCGATCCGCACATCTTCTCCGAAACCCAGCGGATGGCGCAAACGCAGGCGGTGATGGCCTACATGGACAAGTACCCGGATCTCTTCGATCGTCGGGCGGTGGTCCAGCGGGCGCTGAAGCAGATGAAGATACCGAACGTGCAGGAGTTGATGCCCGCAACGGCCGAGCCGATGGAGATCAACGCAGCCGAGGAGAATGCGGCGATGTCGATTGGGCGTGCCGCGTTCGCGTACCCACACCAGAACCAGTTGGCGCACATCCAGAGCCACCTAGATTTCGCGTTGAACCCAATGCTGGGGTCCAACCCGATTATCGCGCCCACGTTCCTGCCCACGTTCCTTGAGCATTTCAAACAGCATTTGATGCTCTGGTATCTCGGCCACATGAACGGCTACGTCGAGGAATCGCTTGGCCGTCCCGTGAAGGATTACGATATCGCGGGAATCACCGGAGAGATCGACAAGCTGTACGCGCTGGCGTCCCAGCACACCCAGCTGGATGCGAAAGACGCGTTTGCGAAGGTAATGCCCGCAATGCAAAGCATTCTGCAAATGGTCGAGAAGCTCAAGCCGAAGCCACAGATGGACGGATCGGATCAGGTGATCCTGCAGACGTCGATGGCGGAGACCAAGCGACGGACGGAGCGCGACGCGCAGGAGTTGGCGCTGGAGCAAGAGCGGATCAAGAACGACGCGTTGAACAAGAATCGCGAGCAGCAAATCAAGATCGCGCTGAACGCATCCGACAATTTGACCGAAGAACGGATCAAAACTGCAGAATTGACGCACGATGCGGCGGTTCTGAAGCACGAGCAGGAGCAAACTGCATTGGCCGCGCAAGAAAGCGCACAACGAACTTTAGGAGTGTAACATGGCTACTAGCGACGCAGAACAAATGGGTCAAAATGTACGGTACCACAAGCGAATGGCTATGGGCGCAAAGCTCGACGGCACGTCGCTGGGTGCAAAAGAACCCGCGAAAGCGCCGAGTGCGCCCAAGCGCGGTGGCGGTGCATTGGCACAAGCCAAGAAGAAATAATGCGATACGTCAGTGACCTCGTCGGTGCTATCGAGGTCCGCAAAGCGGCGATCGCGCAGTCATTGGTGCATGGCAATGCCGTCACCTTTGAGGCCTACCAACGCCTAGTTGGCCAGCACCAAGGGCTTGAAGAAGCTCTGGTAATTTTAAATGACCTTTTAAAAGAGGAAGATAGTAATGAGTGATACTCAACCGGTGGCTTCGCATGAAGCCGCGTTGCAGGAAGCATTTCCCGCAGTAGACCCCGGTGCTTTGCCTGTTGGTGGGCGTATTCTTGTGCAGTGGCGAGCCGCCAAGAAGACCGTAACATCGTCGGGAATTGTACTCATAGAGGAAACGAAGGAAACGGAAAAGTGGAACAACCAAGTCGCGAAAGTGATCGCGGTAGGTCCACTGGCTTTCAAGAAACGCGATACACTCGAACCGTGGCCCGAGGGCAACTGGATCGATGTCGGCGACTATGTTCGCATGCCGAAGTGGGGTGGCGATCGCTGGGAAGTACCTTATGGTGACCCATCGCTCGGCGAAACCGCACTTTTCAGTGTATTTAATGACCACGAAGTGATTGCAAAAGTCACTGGTGATCCCTTGAAAGTGAAGGCGTTCCTATGACCCCCAACGATAAACTCGATTTACAACTTGCGGAAGAACCCGATGGGTCCGCAGTAGTGTCTTTGCCCGACGGCGAGGCACCGAACAACTCCGAAAATAACGACGAAGGCTACCGAGCCGGTGGTCGTGCAGATTCGGACGATGGCGACGACGATGACAATCCCGCCGACAATATTCCACACGCCGATCCAGAACGCGAAGCGATTCGACTGGCACGGCGAGAGGAGCGACAGCTCAAGAAAAAGCTCCAGAAAGCAAAGGCGAGTGAGTCCAATCACCTGATCACATCGCTGAAACGCCAAAACGAGCAGATGGCCGAGCGCCTGAGCGTCTTGGAGAAGCGTACAGCCGGTTCGGATCTCGCGCGACTGGACAAAGCGATCGAAGACGGTAATCTGCGACTGCAGTACGCCAAGATGAAGGTGAAAGAGGCCACCGAGATGGCCGACGGCGCTTCCGTAGTCGAGGCGCAAGAAGCGTGGTATGAAGCCCGCCGTCAAGTCGAGGCGCTTGAAGCTCTGAAGAAGCGTGCGGTGGCCTCGGAGCCGACGCGCAATTCCGTGCCCCAAGCTCCAGACCCGCTGCTGAAACGTCACGCTTCGGACTGGATGGCCCGGAACGACTGGTACGACCCGAACGGCAAGGATATGGACTCCCAAGTCGCCACCAAGGTGGACGAGGCTTTAGTGGCCGAAGGCTGGGACCCAAAATCGGCCGATTATTGGGAAGAGCTGGACAATAGATTGACAAAATACCTGCCGCACCGTTATAATAGCGGCAACGACAATTCGTCGTCAAATCGGAGACCCCGCAGCGTGGTAACAAGTTCAGGTCGCGAATCGCAATCGACATCTCGTGGTAACGAGTTCCGGTTGTCGCCTGAGCGAGTCCGCGCCATCAAGGACGCCGGAAGATGGGACAACATCACCGAGCGTAACAAGATGATTCGTAAATACGCGGAATATGACCGCATGAACGTAAATAAAGGGTAAGATGATGAGAGACGATCGATTGAAAAAAGACCTTTCAGGTGGTGGCCGTGAGTCCCGCGCACAGCAGGATAGTGAACGCGGTCCAGCGACTGGAAAACTGGCGAGCGCGCAAGAACGTCGTAGGATGTTCAGTTCGGAATGGATTCAAGAATCCCTTCCTAAACCTCCGGATATTCCGGGATTTCATGTATGTTGGCTTTCAACGACCAATGGGTATGACCCTATCCACAAGCGTATGCGCATGGGTTACGAACCAGTAAAAGTAGAAGATGTTCCGGGCTTTGAGAACTACAAAGTTAAAGCTGGTGAGCACACTGGATTCGTCGCTTGCAATGAGATGTTGCTCTACAAGTTACCTGAAGACATCTATCAGGATATCATGGCAGAGCTGCACCATCATGCTCCTCAGGATGAAGCGGACAAAATCCGCATTCAGGCCGAGCAGACGATGGGGCGCGACAGTAATGGCAGGCGTCTTGGTCAGATTGAAGGCGAAGGCATCAATGAACTTGATAAACCTATGCCCGTCCCTATTTTCCAGTGACGGATTCTGAACTATGATTTGGAGTGACTAATATGTCTTCAACAAATGCACCGTTCGGTTTGCGCCCCTCGTTCCATCCTTCCGGTTTGGACCGCGCTGTCGCTTTGACTGACGGTATTGTGTCTGGTTATACCAGCAACATCTTGAAGGGCCAGCCCGTCAAGTACGACACCTCCGGTGTCATCCAAGCTGCCGCCGCAGGTGACGCATTCTTGGGCGCTTTCGCAGGCGTTCAATGGGTCGACACCACAGGCCGTCCACGTATCAGCAACTATTGGCCCGCCAATACTGCATATGTGACCGGTTCTTGCGTTGCCTATTACTACACTGACGCGAACATCATTTATGACATTCAGGCCGATGGCCCGATGGCACAAACGACTTTGGGCGCACAGTCTGATTTTAGCAATGCGACTGCAGGTTCCACGACCACTGGACTGTCTCAGTGCACCATTAGCACCTCGGTTGTTGCCGCTGGTTCTTCTGCTCAACTGAAGATCGTTGGTTTGACCCCCGGCGTTGATAACGCATGGGGAGATGCGTACACTGTTGTACAAGTTCAAGTTAATGAGTCGCAGTTGAATGCGTCCGTTAACGCTATTTAAGGAGGACATGAACCATGGCCGCTCCAATGCGCAGTACCGACTTTCGTAGTATTGTCGAACCTATTCTGAACGAATGCTTCGACGGTATCTACGAACAGCGTAAAGATGAATGGTCCCGTGTCTTCCGCGAAGAACAGGGCATTCCCCGTAACTACCACGAAGAGCCAGTCCTGTATGGATTTGGTGCCGCTCCCCAGTTGCCTGACGGTACTCCTGTCAGCTACCAACAGGGTGGTGTGCTCTTCCTCCAGCGCTACGTTTACAACGTGTATGGCCTCGCCTTCGCGTTGACCAAAGTGCTGGTTGAAGACGGCGACCATATCCGTATCGGTCAGGTGTACGCTAAGCATTTGGCTCAATCCTTGATTGAGACCAAAGAGACGCTGGCCGCTAACGTTTTGAACCGTGCTTTCAACGGTTCATACGTGGGTGGTGATGGCGTGTCGCTGATCAGCACCGCTCACCCAATCGTGAATGGTACATTCTCTAACCAATTGACCACGGCCGCTAACCTGTCGCAGACATCGCTTGAGCAGATGCTGATCCAGATTCGTCAAGCAGTGGACAACAACGGCAAGAAGATCCGCCTTGTGCCCCGCCAGTTGGTGGTTGCCCCCGGTAACATCTTCCAAGCTGAAGTTCTGTTGAAGTCGGTGCTCCGCGCTGGTACAACGAACAACGACATCAACCCCGTCAAGTCTATCGGCTTGCTGGATGAAGGTGCCGCAGTCTTGAGCCGTTTGACCAATGCCAACGCATGGTGGGTTGAGACCGACGCTCCTGAGGGTATGAAGCTCTTGATGCGCCGTGCTCTGGAGAAGACCATGGAAGGTGATTTCGAGACCGACTCGATGCGCTACAAGGCAACTGAGCGTTATCAAGTGGGCTGGACTGACCCCCGTGGCATGTACGGCACTGCTGGCGTCTAATCAACGGTGGGGGGTTCGCCCCCTGCTCCATTAAGGAGAAAAGACAATGGCAACTACTTATTTCGGATCTACCGTACGCGCAGGTTCCACAGCTCTGACCGATACCGTCGATGGCGGCTACACGGTTTTGAGCCAAACAACCACCGTTACTACGGTTGCCGCTGGCACTGCATCCAGTGCTACCCTCACTCTGCCCGCATCGTCGCAAATCATCCAGTTCTTGGTTGATACGGTGACTGATGAGGTCGTGGGTGGTGGTTCGGCCACAGCTATTGCGATGACTATCGGCACAGCCGCCGCAGGTACACAATACGTGTCCTCGACTGATGTGATTGGTGGTGGCCGCATTGCGCTGAGCTTCACAGCCGCTCAATTGACCGCGATGTCCGACATTGGCACAAGCCAAAACGTGGTCATCACCGTTGATCCAAACGGTACTATCGCCACGACTCAAGGCGTTTATCGCTTGACAGTGGTTTACTCACAGAAAATCTGAGGAGTAACATCATGGGTGAATTTAAACCAATGGTGAAGATGTACACCACCGAACCTTCAGTGGAATTGAAGCTGAAGAAGGGTGGTTCTGCTACTCACAAGCGTATGCACGCTGAGGGTGCGAAAGCGGGATTTAAACCCGTAAAAAAGATGGACGGTGGTACAATGGGCAGTTTAGTGGGTACACCCGCCGCTCCGATGGGTAACCCCGTCGCAGCTCGCGCGATGGCCGCTAAGCGAATGGCCGCACGTCCCACCCCTCCAGCTCGTGGTTTGCCCGCACCTGCCCGTCCTGCAATGCCTCCTGCCGCTCCCATGGGTCGCCCCATGATGAAGAAGGGCGGTGAGGTGGAGTCGGCGTCGATGCATAAAGCTGAGATGAAGGCGATCAAGGGCGTAGGCAAAGAGCTGAAACACCACGAAGGTATGCCCGCATCTAAAGCCCATAAGGGCTTGAAGACTGGCGGTATCGCTAAATCCACCAGACCCGGCGGTTACAAGACTGGCGGCGTAGTTGATGGGCAAGGCGGCTTCAAGAGTGGCGGTTCCGTGCCAGCCAATGGCATCATCAAGACGATGACCAGCAAGACTACGAAGGTTGTGGGTGCTAAACCCAACAACAATTCGGCTCCTACGGGTGACGTTAAGATGGGTAACGCCGGTGGCTACAAAAAAGGCGGTGCTGCAAAAAAGCATTTTGCTACGGGGGGCGTAGTTGATTCTGGCCGCGCCGTAGCAATGCCCAAAAAAGCTCCGAGTAAGCCTGTGGCGATTTCCGAACTTTCGGGAACGTTCAAAAAGGGCGGTCGGGTCTGTTAAGTAAGGCGGGGGCTTCGGCTCCCGTCCTTTTTGGAGAATATTATGGGTGTTTACTCTTCCGCGACTCGTCAAGGTGCGTTTGAACCATTTGAATTACAGGTCGCTCGTGGACAAGTCGACGGGCACACACAAGTAGAGATTTTCGGTTACTCACCGAACATTTCTAATACAGCGCAAGGCCCAATGTGGGAAGGCCAAACCCAATCTGGTGGTTTATATACTCCCCCATCTTCTGCGGCTCCTTTGGTGCTGGTGAGCACCTCTGCGTCCGACACTTCCGCATTAAGCGTGCGAATTGAAGGTTGTGGAGCGGGTTTTGCCGCATTAAGCGAGACCATCGCATTGAATGGTACGACCAATGTAACTACTACGAATTCATTTTTGCGTATCAATGCAATATACGTGACCAATGGTACTAACGTAGGCGTTATCACTGCAAAAATTAGCTCGACAACATATGCGCAAATCAACGCGGGTGTTGGTCAGACGCAGATGTCGATTTACACCGTGCCTGCTGGCTACACATTCTACTTGTCGTATGTCCAATACGACGCCGCGATCGGGTTTACCTCAAGCTCGTACATGACTGGTCAAGAGTATAACAAGGATAATGTGTCTGGTCAAATTACTGTGACTCAGCAAACTGTTTTTGTGCAAAAGCAAGAAACGCCTTACACCTGTCCAGTACCGCACACCGAAAAAACCGATCTCCAATTCTGTGTCAAATCAAGTGCTGGTGGTCCGTTGACTTGTAGTATGTACGGAGGCGGCATCTTGATTAAGAACCCAGATTAATATGCCAAGCAAATCCGCCGCCCAACACCGATTAATGGAGGCCGCTGCCCACACAAAGGGCGGGTTCGGGGGCGTCCCTCAAAAAGTCGGCAAAGA